AAGACTAATACTTTGACTCCTGTCGTATTCCGTTATCTCTTGACTCTGTTGTGTTAAAGACAATGAGATTTCTTGGTCAACAAACGGAGCTGACTTAAATTCTAAACTACTTGGTATGATTGTGTACTTATTCAATTACTGAGTATTTTCTTTTAAATAGGTCTAAAGCTGTTTGACCTTTTATTGTTCCAAAATAAAAATGGAAAGGTGCTCCAACAATAAATTTACTAGGGCTAGTTGATATTGCCGATACATAATTACCACTACTGTCCATACTAAAAATATAACCTCTAAAGTTTAAATCATTTGCTGTTGCCGTTGATGGTCTAAAATAATTTGGAGTGATTAATGAAGTTCTATCAAGTGATTGGTATCTTCTATTTTGAACAATATCAGCTTGTTTTGTTGCCCAATTATTAAGTTGACTACCAAAAATAAGATTACCTCTATTACTTTTTAATTCCCATTGATAATTTGGTACTACTTGTGACTTAATACCATAAGGGTATGGATAATTTGCACTATTATCTGGTGTTCTAAAATTAATTCTACCAGGTGTTAGGTAATCTTTTGTTTGTAAATCTTGTGTCGTTGATGAAAACCAAACAGCCATTACAGGGTTATTGGATGAACCTAAAATAGTTGTCGGTGAATTAGTTGCGGTTGTTGCATAATATTCAGGCGAAAAATTAACATTACCTATTTCACTATTAATTGAACATAACTGAACAAAGTCACCATCAACCCTACCTTTTGGGTCAAATAATTGAAGTGGGTATCCTAAATTACGTGGTCTTGAGAATAATATTCCAATTGAATCGTTAAGCCAACCAAGTATTGATTCTAAAAAACCTGCGTCAACCATTCTTGAAATAACAAAAAGATTTACTAAATCGGACGTATCACCATAACTTGTTGGATTTAAACCAGGTATAATGTAAGCCTTAGTTGATGGGTCAAATGTTAATTCAGAATAAATAACATCTTTATAACCTAAATTAATAATTGTTGTTGGGAACATTAAATTTCTTTCATTTGTTGCACTAGCAACTGTACTTCTACCAATAAATTCATTTGTACTTAAATCATAAGGACTACTTCTAAAGTAGAAATTTGTAGTAGGTTTATCAAAATAAACTATCTCTTGAGGTATTTTAGGGTCTTCAGGTTGATTTTGTGTATCATAAAAAACATTAGTTTGGATTGGGAACATATACAATGAACCGTTAATCCAATTATTGGTAAATGTTTGAGATAAAACTCCTCTACATAGACCATACATAAATCTAAATCTATATCCCCATTCCGCCCATATCTTCCAATCGTCAACGAATCCAAATAAATTAAGTGGGTTGTAAAATAAAATGTAACAACCTCTTGTTACAAAATTATGACCAACGCCTGATGGGTCATTACAAGGAGTTTTAACTCTAAATGCATCACCAAATCCTTCATAACAATCTAATGGTACCATACCAGCACAACTAAAACTTTCTAATACATTAACAGCGTTAGGTAGTCCTTCAATATCAGGACCAACTTGTGATGCACCAGAACCAAATCCAAATGATTCTGAAGTCCCGTCTCTATTAATTCCATAAATCGCAAATTGTAAATTTTGTTGTAAAATACTAGGATTGTCCACCCAATTACCTCCATCAAGAGCATCTGAAGTTGGTAGTCTATCTGTTCTCATTACATTCTTAGATGAATCGGTAATTGGTATTAACCACCCTGGTCCATATGCCTTTGTAACGTAATAACTTGTATCTATTGGACCTGAAGGCCAATTTATGGCAACTGTAGGGCATGGTCTTCCTCTATTAACTATTGTACTTCTAGCACCAAGCGGTCCAGTTGGGCTTGACCAATAAGGGGTGGTCCCTTTTAGTACACATATTTCTCCATTATCGGGGCCCCCACCAATTTTACTGTCAATAGATTTAGGATTACCATCGCAATCTGTATAATATAATGTATTACTCAAAGGCCAATAACTATTATCAAAATACCATACTGTACACGCATTTGTTGAATAATTTGTTATTGACATTTCACCCATACCTGAAACATCTTCACTTGAATCATATTTTGAAGCTCCAATACTTGATGACCAAAACCCATTTACCGTTTTACTTATAACCTCAGTACCTGAAGAGTTTAGATAAAAACCAGCAGAATAAGGTGGTGAATTATAATTAACATTATCTAAAGAACCATAATATCCAAGATTAGTACTCGTGAATGCAGTGTATGCTTGTCCATATGTTGAACTTCCTGCAATACCAGGGTTAAAGAAGTACGATTGGTAATATATTTCTTCTTGTCCACCAAATCCTTGAACACTAATGTTAGTAGTGAGAGGTAAAGGTGGTGCTAATTTTTGAATTGGTATGTTTAATCTTGTATTCCCTGTTATTATAACTGCATCTTCAGTACTATAACCTAATATTTTACCAATACCATATTGATTAGTATATAATGGAGAATATGGGTCAACACCTCTCTGTAATATTAAAATTACTTGGTCACCATAATCATTAAAATATTCTAACGGATTTATGGTTTTATTATCATTAATAAACAATCTACCAGCAAAACGTTGCCAAATTTGATATTTTGTTGGTTGATTTAATAAATTCGGTAATGTTTGTGTTAATCCAGTACTCCACATTGTTGCCGCTTGAGATACTGTAATTGCGGTAACAACTTGGAAATATTCAATATCAGCAGCAAATTTATAGTTAGTAATTGTTGACCCTGATGGTAAACTGTAAATAATTGGAGTTGAATTAGTATATTGACCAGTCGCATAACTAACATTAACGGTAGTTGGTGCACTTGAACTATATGATGTACCACTAATTCCATATATATCACCAGTCAATGTTGTCGCACTGTACTTATAATTTACATCACTACTATCTACAGGGTTGACAAAACTTAACAAATCACCTGTATTATAAGTAAGGTCAGGAGTAGCTAAAACAGTAATTGTATTATCAAAGTGAGATTTACCAATATTTGAATTTACTGCAAAACTAACTTTAATTCTATTTACCCCAGTAAAAAAGTTTTTCCTTTGATTAAATAAATTAATTCTTTCACCTAAAGGTAAATCTTTTGATGACGCCGCAATTTCACGACGATTATCACTTGGGAGTGTTAATATGTTAGATATTGGTAATTTATATCTATAGGCATTACCAATCTGACTTGGGTCAGCTAAACCCGCAGTTGCTTCCGAAGAAATTATAACGTAACTATCAATATCGTCTTTAGTAATTGATGGGTCATTATAAAGAGTTGTAAATTTGGAATCATAATTTATTGGGTCTGAAAAATATGATAAAGCACCTGTAGGGTTTGGATTTTTTGGTAATTCTACTGGTTCAAATCCAGCATCCGCATTACATTCACAAGTTTCACACTCAGGATATGTTAACATCGTTAATGACATATTTGTTGCAGATTTATCAGGAGGACATGTTATACCCAATCCCCTACAAATCCAACCAAAAGGACAAATTCTCCCAACTAAAGGGAGTTTTGGAAGACAAATACCACATATCAAACAGAAAAACGCAACAACTAAAGCATATATAAATAAAACTACTCTTACAATAAAAATTAATGGTATACCAATTAATTGTATTATTTGAAATAAAAATGAAAATAAAAAGAACAGTAAATCAAAGTTTCTGAACCCATCATTTACGGGAAATTTATTTATTGTTGATTCACAATCACTACTATCAATTTCTTTAATTCCAATAAATCTAGACCTACCACCTTTTTTATATTCATCAATTAATTGTGAAACTGTATAAACTCTATTAAATCCAAACTCATAAAAAGTGTCTTCACAATCTATAATTTCATTTAATCTATCATAATAATTAGTACCTGTTCCAAATCCGTTAGTGTATCCACTCCAAGCCAATCCAAAATAATATGAACTTGCCAACTGATTCCTCTCCGCAATACTGCCTGTTAATGGGTCTGAATTAGAATTATCCCAACCATATTCTTTAACATTTGGAACTAAAAAATATGGTCTTCTTGTTTGCTCAGTTAATGTTGGCGGTTGTTGCCATTTAATTTTAAATCTATATTTGGCTTTAGTTGGTATACCAATTGTTGGGTCATATGAAATTACTTTTTCACCAAATTCATTTGTAATAAAATAATCCAAATTCATTGGTAGTTCGGTTAACCAAACTCCATTACCATCAATAATATTACCCGCCTGTTCTAACTGATATTGTTCCAATACAGGATTACCATCTTCATCTTGGTCAATAGTTTGTCTTATAGCTAATACTTGTCCTGGTCCTGCAATTAATCCACACATATTACCTAAATTATCTTTAGGTCTACCATTAGGTCTAATTCTCATACTATCAGGGCTACTGTAAATTGACCCCATAAACGTTGCCGTTGGTTGGATATCAACGTTTGCATCGTCTCTCAAATCAAAATCAACTCGGTTAATTGCAATACTACATAATTCAGGGTCACCCCAAAGTGGAGATACTTCAAAACTTTTAACAACATTAATAATTTGTGGTAATGAGTTTAAATCGTTTGAAGTTCTAAATCTGTTACCTGCAACTTGAGCGTCAGTTGCAAGACCCATTCTAATTAAGTCTTGTGGTGTTAATGAAAATTCACCAATATCTGACAAGTCAACATCCATAACTAAAGAATATTGACCCTGAGGAACCCCCATTATCATATAATCACCACTTTCATTTGTCTTTACGGTGAATTTATAATACTTGTCGTAAATTTCAATTGCGGTAGTACCTGTTAATGCGTCTAATCTTGTTGGTAATGTACCTGTGGCTGAGTGTGTTGAGTATGATTTCTCGTATGGAAGTAGGTTGTATCTATAACCATCTTCATTTCTATCATTTGGTGATTTATATGGGTATATACTTGAGATTAATGGATTTGATTCGTCAACGGATTCAATTGGTATGAAGACAGAAACTCTAGCATTTGGAATCCCAAAACCATTATTTGCGGTTACTCTCCCAACAACAACACCATAATCCGCACAACTTTTTGCATAAACATCCTCTTGTTGAAGTTTTAAAGATAAAATCTCTAAAAATTCAAACTCTTGGTCTAACTGAATATTAATAGATTTATTAATACCCAACTCAGTTCTTATTCTATATGATTGACCCATTAAGTTACTTTAATTTATAAATAGTTTATGTGGAATTTTTAAAGGTGTCCACACTACTAAATAATAAACTAAAGAAAAATAAAATAAACTTGTTATGAAAAAGTTACTGATTGGAAGTTTTTAACCGAAATTCTAATATCCTTGTTTGGATATCTAATTTGATAAACTTGTGATGGTTGTGCAAAAATAGTATCATCAACAGGTGCAATTAATTTTGTTTCTTCGTTGGCATATACCATTGAAGTTTCTGCTGAAGAGTATTGTCCTCCAACTTCATTGAATACATCAATATTAGCAACTGTTAATACTCCATTAGTATTTTGTATTAAACTTCTAATTTCGGATAAATAAACATTTTGACCTAATTGTCTTGTCTGAGGATTAAAATACGCTGATATTTTATCTACAACACTTGAAATTACTTGACCAGAATTTTGAGCGGAGTCTAATACAATTGAGATATCCATACTTAAATCAATTACTTCCGCAGTAAAAATAGAAATGTAATCATTCATCATTCTATAGTTTGATAAATAATTTGCAATATTTTGTCTTAATGTATTTGAAACAATGTTAGTTAATTTACCTGAAGTATCATATGATAATATTTGAATTAAAATTTTATTATCATTTTCTGTGATGGATACTTTTGCTGGCGCTCCAAACTGAGATGGCATATTTCTGATTAATGATTCATAATCCTGAACGGTTACCGCTCTTTTTTGTGCCGCAAAGTTAAATGACACATAGTTTCTAATCTCTTCTAATGAAGGAATACCTGCTCCACCAACTGCCGCAGTTACGTTAACACATCTTAATGAATTAACAACAGATGAGTTTGTTGTCTCTGAAGGTCCATTAACAAAGAATGATACGGTACCCAATGAATTAATAACGTTTGTTCCTAAGTTTGTTGCCAAACCACCACCGACTCTATATTGAACAAACAATGTTGAATTTGGAGTTAATGTAGCGCCTAATGAAAGGTTGTTTGAATATCGTTGTAAGTCTAATGTTGTACCTAATGTGGTGAATTGATTTAATTGGTCTTGAGCGGTATTGGTACCTCCACCGAATGTCATCTTTTTAAACCCTTCAGGTGTGTACTCAGTTATAAATCTATCTTGTGTTTGAATATACTTACCAACTTTAATTCCAGGTTGGTCAGATACTTTTGTTGGGTCTTCAATAAACACTCTATCTTCGGCTAACGCATCTACCTCATACCATCTATTATCTAAACCTAAAAACTCTGCTGTTGTTGGTGTATTTGTATAGTTTGTACCATTTTTTAATAACACACTTGTAATACCTAAAACATTTTTTTCAGGTAAGAATAATTCAAAGAAAGGTTTAACGTCATTTGCGCCAATAACTTTTTTAAACACTTTAGTAATACCATTAACTACGACTTCTCTTTTGGTAATTGTATAATTAACTAAAATATTATTAGCGTTAAAGTTTGGAATTTTTAATCTATTTGGAAACCCCTGAGCGTTGTATGGTGAAGCAAAATCAATATCATAAACATTCTCAAATACGATACCAGCACCAACAACTTGAGAACCTCTGGCTAATGTACCAAGATATCTTTCATCTTCTTTATCCCCAAATGCAGGAACCGTAATTGAAAAATCAACCAACGCAACTGATGGTCTTTGTCCTGGCAATTTTAATCCGTATGTTCTTGCAATGTTGTAAATTGAAGACCTTTGTTGAGCATACTGTAAAACGGTTTCTTGAATACTTCTATCAATATTATAATGTAGGTTATCTGCAACCGCGGCATTTAAATCAAGGAAAACCGTAAACACTGAAGCGTCATTAAAATCTTGAATTAAATCAGGATAGTAAGTTCTTGCGTAATTTAGGAGTTCAGTTCTTATTGACTGATAATCTCTACTAGCGTATGATATTCTGTTATTTGCCATCTTATTTAAATATTGATAATTACAAAATCACTCTGACCAAATGTTGAACCATTGGTTGAGTAATCAATTCTTATTT